ATGCCGGCGCGATCCTCGCCTCATCCACTTCCGCGATTGCGGGCGCGGTTAAGGCCGCGGGCGCGACGACTCTGTTGCTCACCTACCTGCCGACCGTGCTCGATCCCACGGCGCCGGAATTGAAGCGTGCGAATCTCCCGCTTGGGTGGTCCCGGCCGGCGTTCGATGTGCTGCAAATCGAGGATTACGAGTGGGTCACGGGCAACCTGCAAACTCAGCGGCTGGCTGCGAATGCCGAGGTCGATGAGCGGTTGGGCTATTCGGCTCCGGAACAACATTATTTCTCGGGCTTCGTCGCGACGAGCGAAGATCGCCCGCAATGGCGTGGAATCATCGACGCCGCGCTCGATGCCGAACAGCGCGGAGTCTCGCAGGTCTTCGTCTGGGCACTCCCGCAGGTGCTTCGCGACGGGCTCACAATATTTGGGGAGGAGCAACCGGTGACGCCTTTCGACGATGTGCCGTTTCCAATCGAAATCGGGCAGGACGCAAGTGTCGCGCCGAGCTTCTCCACCAACATTGTAACGAGCGCGAGCGGCTATGAGTCACGCAACGCGAACTGGGCGCAGGCGCGACTGCGGTTCGATGCTGGCCCCGGTGTGCGCGGCGAGGCGGAGCTCGAAACGCTGCTGGCCTTTTTTCGCGCGCGGCGCGGGCCGGCGGTGGGCTTTCGATTTCGAGACCCGTTCGACAACAGTTCGGGCGGCATGACCAGCACGCCAACGCCGATCGACCAGGCGATCGGTACGGGCGACGGCGCTGCCGTCCAATTCCCGCTCATCAAGAATTACGGGTCGGCGGAACAGCGGCGGATCACGAGGCCCACGCCGGGAAGCGTTCGCGTAGCCGTCAATGGGACCGAGGCAACGACCGGCTGGACGCTCGAGGACAAGGGGATCGTTCAATTCGATTCCCCCCCGTTAGCCGGTTCGGTCATCACCGCCGGTTTCCTCTTCGACGTTCCCGTGCGCTTTGCGAACGACCAGATTGAAGTGAACCGCTCGACGTTCCAGGCCGGCGAAGCGCCGTCGGTACCACTGCTCGAAGTGCGCGAGGACTGAGCCGTGAGCATCGCGGATGGTGAGCTGACCAGCATGGGATGGTGCTGGCGCCTTGAACGGAGGGATGGGGCCGGGATCGCCCTCACCAGCCACGATCGGGAGGTCGTGAGTGGAGGCATAACGTTCGGACCCGCACCGGGGATGATGCCGGCGTCGATCACGCGCAGCCTCGGCCTGCAGCCGGATTCGAGCGAAGTGGCGGGAGCGTTGAGCTCCGAGGCGCTCGAGGAGAGCGACCTCGCACTCGGCCGCTGGGACGGCGCTACCTTGGAACTCTCGGCAATCGACTGGAGCGACACTGCAGCGGCATCGATCACTCTGCTCGGCGGCGAAATCGGAACGGTGGCGATCAAGGATGACAGCTTCACCGCTGACCTCGTCGGCGCGGCGGCGCGGCTCGACGATCCGGTTTGCCCAGCGACCTCGGCCGAGTGCCGCGCTCACTTCGGTGACAAGCAATGCCGTGTCGACCTGTCCGGCCGCACAGTTCGAGCCACCGTCGTGGCGATCAGCGGCAACCAGCTGACTTTGGATCAGCCCCCGGACGACCGGTATGTGTTCGGCCGCCTGCGCTACCTGAGCGGACCGAATTGCGGCATCTCGACCCTCATTCTGAGCGCTAACGGTGGAGTCCTGCAGGTCCGCGACTTACCGCGCGCGCCTGTCGAAATCGGGTGCCGCGTCGAGCTGCGGGAAGGTTGTGACAAGAGGTTTGAGACTTGCGTCTCGCGGTTCAACAACGCCGCGAACTTCCGCGGCGAGCCGCATTTGCCCGGCAATGATTTGCTGACCCGCTACCCGGGAGCCTGACAATGATGAGCAATGACTATGCGGCGCGCGCGCAAGCGCTCGTCGGAACCCCCTTTCGCGCGCAGGGGCGCGATGCCGGTGGCCTCGATTGCGTCGGCGTGGTGCTCGCCACCTTCGGCATTCCTGCCGAAGCCGCGAGGCACAATTATGGATTGCGCGGCGATCATCGGATCGAACTTCAACAGCGGCTGGACGCGCATTTTCGTCGCGTCTCGCGAACCCGGTTGCGTGCAGGCGATGTCATGCTTCTGAAAGCGGCCGACACTCAGTATCACCTCGCAGTGCGCACGGAACGCGGCTTCGTTCACGCGCATGCCGGCATTCGCCGAGTGGTCGAGACGCCCGGGACGCCGGAATGGCCACTGCTGGCAGTCTATCGCAAGCGTCGGGACCGCTGAGCCTTGGCAACTCTCGTTCTGAGCACCATCGGCACGGCGCTCGGTGGACCAATCGGCGGCGCCATCGGGGCGCTCATCGGCCAGTCCATCGACCAGGAGTTGCTCGCACCGGCAAAGCGCGGCCCGCGCGTCGGCGACCTCACGGTCCAATCGTCGAGCTATGGAAGCCAGATCCCGCGCGTTTACGGGACTATGCGGGTCGCGGGGACGGTCGTTTGGTCAACCGACCTCGTCGAGCATTCGCAATCGAGCGGAGCGAAGGGCCAACCCGACGTCACCTACAGCTATTCTGTCTCGTTCGCCGTCGCGCTTTCTTCGCGGACAGCTTCCTCGATCAAACGGATTTGGGCCGACGGCAATTTGCTTAGAGGCGCGGCGGGCGATCTTAAGGTTGGCGGAACGCTGCGGTTCTACGATGGGAATGAAGACCAGGTCATCGATCCGCTGATCGGGTCGATCGAGGGAATCGCAAACACGCCCGCGTACCGCGGACTAGCGCTCGCCATCTTCGAAGACCTCGAACTCGCCGATTTCGGAAACAGGATCCCGAGCCTGACATTTGAGCTGGTGGCTGACGAAAGTTCACCGACTGTCGGATCGCTGATTTCGGATGCATCGGGAAACTCGATCGTCTGCGCCGCTACGCAACAGGTTATTGGCTATGCCGCTTATGGCTCGTCGATCAGAAGCGCGGTTGAACCGCTTGTCACGAACTTCGGCATCGATCTGTTCGACGATGGAACCGTCCTGCGAGCGGCGGCGCCCTCTGGCCCGGTCACCATCGGCGACGAACTCGGCAACGGTGCGGACAATAGTGTCGCGCCGCGCGTGGAGCGGGAGCAAGTGTCGGTTCGATCGGTCCCGTCCGCCCTCCGGCTCACTTATTACGATCTCCAGCGCGATTATCAGACTGGGGAAGTCCGAGCGATCGCGACCGAAAATTCGGGAAGTGAGACGCAACAGCAACTACCGGTTGTTCTCACCGCCGACGACGCCAAGTCGCTCGCGCAGCAGGTGTTGGGACGGACCTGGGCGCAGCGCGACAAACTGACCCTGCGACTCCCGCCGAACCGATTGGCGCTGGAGCCAGGCGGCATTCTCGAACTGGCACTCAATCCGGCCTCCTGGATCATCTCGAAAACAACGATCGACGGCTTCGTCGTTGTCACGGAATTATATCCAACTCCAACCAACACGGTCGCGGTGTCCGGCGACGGCGGGCGAAGTTTGCCGAACGCCGATGTCGCGAGTGGACCCATCACGCTTGCGATCCTCGACATTCCGAACGTCGTTGGCGCTACGAATGTGCCGACTGTGCTCCTGGCAGCTAGCGCGGCTTCGGCTGGATGGAAGAGGCGCAACATCTCGATCGCCTATGGAGGACAGAGTTTCGTCGTCCAGACCGCGACCGCCAAGTCCACCGTCGGGACCGCGGCCACTGCGCTCGCGCTGGCGGATACCAATCTCATCGATGATCAAAACGGCGTCGACGTGGTGTTGCTGGATACAGAGCAGTGGCTCACGAGCTGCGACGACGATGCACTTGCCGCAGGCGCGAACTTGGCGGCGCTCGGAAGCGAGCTCATTCAATTCGGCTCTGTAGTCCCACTCGGTGATGGACGCTTCCGGCTAACTCGCCTGCTACGTGGTCGCGGAGGCACTGAATGGGCATGCAGCAGCCATGCGCTCGGCGAAACATTCTGCTTGCTCGAATCACCTGCCTTGCAGCCGATCCAGCTTCCCGCGTGGAGCATTGGCGCCGAAGTTGCAGCCACGATCGTCGGCGGCACCGGCGCGGCAATTACATTTATGGCGGAAGGCTTGCGACCCCCGTCGCCCGTGCATTTGACCGCGCAAATTCAACCAGGCGGAGATCTGGTGATTGGTTGGACCCGCCGCAGTCGCGACGGCTTTGCCTGGGTTGATGGGGTCGATGCCCCGCTCGGCGAATCGACAGAACAATATCGCATCCTGGTCACCGGCGTAGTCGGGACAATCGACGCGGTCGCCGATCAACCGAACCTGACCGTGGCCAGCTCAGACTTGGCCGCAGCCGGAGCCGGCGAAGCCAGCATTGAGGTGACTCAGATCGGCGACTTCGCCGCGTCGCATCCCGCGCAAATCAGCATTTCACTTTCCTAGGAAGACTTCATGACAGGCACTCCGCGACTTGCCTTACCGTTCCTGAGCCCTGGCCAGG